ATAAAGGGGGTTCAAATGATTAAAAGAAAGCATTATGTAAGAGTAGCAAGAATAATAAAAGACAATACACTAGATGAAGGTGGCAAGATGTTGCCTACATTAAATAAAACGTTATTGGTTAGTGAATTGTGTACAATGTTCAAAGCAGATAATAATAACTTTGATGTTGCGCGCTTTGTTGATGCGTGTGGTGATGATGAATAGATAATAGTTGTAAGTGGTCAATAGTTGTAAAACATTAAGCCCTCTATTATTAGAGGGTTTTTTGTATCCTTTAAGATACAGCCTACAAGATATGAATAATAATTATAATTGTAACCTAAAATTCAACCAATTTCTAACCCCCCGAGGGACACTTAAGGGGTGGGGTACGCATAAAAGAATACCCACACACATTCTAAGGCTATTTTTCAAAATTACCCCTTAACTTTTACCTTTTCTTTTTATTATTAATTTTTCTTTTCTTGATAATGTACACTATAGTGTACTTAATAGTGTATATAATAGTGTATATAATAGTGTGAGGCTTAATTATTTTTATTTTTATAAAATTTTTTGTATATTTTGCTATGGATTTGAAAACGATAAAAAACATAAATCACTATTTATACGATAATCTAGAGGAATTTAAGGCTTTTGGGCATGAAGAGGGTGTTGTTGCTAGTTGGCGAGATGGAAATGAGGGTGACTGGGTGTATACTGATGATGGATTTATATGCCAAATACTTAAAAAGAGTAAGGTAAGTCATCCTGGCTATAAGACGGCACGTACAATGATTAGAACAGTTTGCGGTTCTTTTATATGTGAGCAGAAAAGTCATAAGATATTGGGAGAGAATGGGATTGCGGAGAACATTTATACGTTTTCAGGGAATTATGACGCTACTTATTCACGTTCAAAGGATAGAAGCTTAAAGAATAGAGAATTCTTATTTGCAAGTTATGTTGCTTCTGGTCAAGATGCTGTTGATGCTTATAAAAAAGCTTACCCAATGGCTAAAGATAAGAACTATATTAAGAATAAATCTAAATTTTTACTACAAAAAGAGGAAATACGCAGTATGGTTAAGGAAGAGATTAAAAAGATATTAGAAAGTGAGGGTGTAACAGCCGAGTGGATTATAGCTAAGTACCGAGATATAGCTGATTTGTCCGATAGAGACACAGATAAGCTACGTTCTCTTGAATCTTTGTCTAAAATATCAGGATTATTCGATACAGAGAAGAAACAAGAGCAATTAACGGTATTTCAAGGATTCACACCAAAACAATTGGAGGCATTACAGAATGGCAAAGAAACAAATATCCTCGCTCACGCAGAAAAAGAAGAAAAAAGCGAAAAGTAGAGACAATTGTCCTGTATGTGACGAAAATCTTTACTATGACAATCATATAACGCAAAGAGTTGGGTTACTTGCAGACGATAACTACACAATTGAAGGTTGGATGTGTCCACATTGTAGCTCTCAATTTGATTTAGACAATAATTTGGTGTATATTAACCCCTCGAATATTAGCATAGGAAGAGCATGAATAAAAATAAAACTAAAAGAATTAAGACCTCGGGTGTAATATCCATGAGTATAGCGCAAATCCCCTCTATATCCTCACATAGTAGTCTCCCTTATGCATCCGAGGTTGTTTATCTAGGAAAGGTTTACGGCTAATGGATAGTCCTTTTTCTATGTTATCTGATTTTATTATGAAATTAGGTGGAAATAATTTAAATGAAAACGATGCAATGACTCTAACTGACAGCATGTTAAGAACTATGGAATTTGAAGGAGGCCATAAAGATAAAGTATATTTAGATTCCGAAGGATACCCAACCATAGGCATTGGCCATTTATTAGATACATTGAAATATCAAACTTTACCAGATGAATATAAAGATATGAGTTGGTCTGAATCTCAGGGAATTAATACATTTTTACAAGATTATTTAGAAAAAGAAGAAAGAACTATGTCTAAATTTGGAAAGAAAGATTTTAATGAAATGCCTGATGATGCTAAAGGTGTTCTTATTGATTTAAGCTTTAATATGGGAGTAAAAAAATTATTTGATAAGTTTCCTGGATTTATTAAAGATTTGAAGAAAGGCAATTATGCAGATGCTGCGCAAGAATTAAGATATAAAAATCCTGATAAAGGTAATTTTGATATGAGTTTATGGTTTGACCAGGTAGGTGGGGATACAACTGAAGAGGAGAATTTAGTAAGAAGTGGAAATAGAGCCACAAGTGCATATGATATACTCACATCTTTAGGGAATAAAAAATAAGGAGACTAACTATTAATAGTTTAGACAATGTGTTTCAAGGGATATATAAGTCAATTGTTGAGGCACAAAATACAATAGAACAGCACTATGTAGGGGAAATTAAAGAAGATTACTTTGATAATAAAGGTAATCCTTACACAGTGCCTGTTAAATTACCAGCTGGACAAAGTGGAGAAATGAAGACAATTAACATACCATTGATTACTTTAGTACCTCATAACGGTATGGGAATTAAAGAAGTTGAAATTGAAATGCAAGTTGCATTATCTCCAGGGGAATCAGAGGAAATAAACAAAAGTAAGGCAATAAAGAAGAAACCTAGTCGTATTAAAAGTTTCCTTACTGATTTAAGCAATAGAAATAAAGGTCATGAAATGGCTAAGATTAAGGTGAAGTTTAACGGACAAGATGCCCCAGAGGGGTTAGCTCGTATTAAAGACTCACTTGTTAAGATAATACCTAACTAAACGGAGATAAGAAGTAATGGCAACACAAGACACAACAGTTCAAGCATTTGTTGGTTTACCTATTGAAGAATTGATATGTAATCCTATTATTGGTGCAGCTAAAGGACAAAGAGCTTTAGCACAAGAAACATTAAGCTTTGTAGAGGATTTAGCTTTTACAGGCAAAGAAAACAAAGATGGCTCAAAAGAAGCCAATATTATTAATGTAAGTCTGGATAGATTGACAAACTCTTCAACAACAGGAGAAGTAGCACATGTTAATCAAATGATTCAGATGCCTGTAATATCACTTGTAAATATACCAAATTTTGCAATGGATACTATGGAAATAGATTTTGAGATGGAAGTTAAGCAAAGTTCTACTGATACATCTACTGCATCTAAAAGTAAGACAAAAGATAGTGGTGTAAAGGTTGGAGCTAGCGCATCATGGGGATGGGGAAGTGTAAATGTTCAAGCGCATCATAATGTGTCTGGAACTGTATCTTCATCTAAAACAAACACTAGGTCAACTGATTTTAGCGCTAAATACCATGTTAATGCTACTGCTAAACAATTACCACCTGCGGAGGGTATGGCAAGGTTTACACAGATATTAGCATCTGTTATTGAACCAATTGATACATCTTCTAAAGCTGGAGAAGCTTCGTTATAGAATTATGAAGAAAAAGTGACCACAAGATAAATGGGTATCGGGTATACCTGTAAAAGATGCAAGTAAGCGAACTAGCTACAAACAAGGAGGAAAAGTTAGTCCTGCGTGGCAAAGAAAAGAAGGAAAGAATCCTAGCGGTGGATTGAATGAAAAAGGAAGGAAATCCTATGAAAGACAAAATCCAGGCTCTGATTTAAAGGCTCCTCAGCCAAAAGGAGGTGCTCGTAAGAAATCTTTCTGTGCACGTATGAAGGGAATGAGAAAACGTCAAAAACCTAGTAATAATACAGGAAAAGACAGATTATCGTTATCTTTAAAAAAATGGAATTGCTAAATGGCTAATTTAAATTTAAACGGAGATATTTCACAGAATGAGAAGATTCTTGAAATGGCCTATAAGGATTTGATTGTATTTGGCAAGTTATTTTCTCCACAGGACTTCTTAGCTTCGGCTACTCCAGATTTCCATGTGAATGTAGGAAAATTGCTTTTAAATAGAGATATTCAACAATTGGCTCTTGTCTTGCCTCGTGACCACGCAAAGTCAACCTTAGCGGCATGTGCTGTTTTACATCGGTTTTTATTTGCGACAAAAGATAGCCCAGAATTTATCGCTTGGGTTGGCGAGGCACAAGACCAGGCCATTGATAACCTTAATTGGATAGCCACTCATATTTACGAGAATCCTGCAATACATTACTATTTCGGTGACCTGCAGGGAGATAAGTGGACAAAAAACGAAATTGTATTAAAGAATAATTGTAGGATGATTGCTAAAGGAGCATCACAGCGACTTCGTGGTAAAAAGCAATTATCTACAAGATATACTGGAATTATACTTGATGACTTTGAATCTGAGTTAAATACTAAAACTCCAGAGTCTAGATTGCAAATAAAGAATTGGGTTACTGCTGCAGTATATCCAGCTATTGATTTTGATAAAGGTGGATTCTTATGGTGTAATGGAACAATCGTTCATTATGATTCTTTCTTAAATGGTCTTGTTAAAAACTATCAACAGGCTCAAAAAACAGGAGAAGAATACTCTTGGAATGTTGAAACACATAAGGCTATACAAGATGATGGAACTCCATTATGGCCTTCACGTTGGCCTATGAAAAAAATTGAAGAAAGAAAACAATTTTATATAGATTCAGGTACACCTGCTAAATTTTATCAGGAATATATGAATCAAGCTAAATCTCCAGAGGACCAAGTGTTTTCTGAGGAAGATATAACAGGAGGATTTTACTCTGGAAATCTTAAATTTGATGAAGGAGCTAATTCATGGTATTTAAAACTTGAAGATGGGAGTATGGAATATGTCAATATTTATATCGGGGTTGACCCTGCTTCAACGCTGGGTTCTAGGAACGACTATAGTGTTATTATGGTCACTGCTGTTACTGCTGAATACGATTATTATATTATTGAATATTGGAGAAAAAGAGTATTACCAATGGAGTGTGCCGACCAGATATTTAAGATTGCAGAACGATATAGCCCGATTAAGAGAATAAACATTGAAACAATATCATATCAAGAAATGTTAAGAGATTATGTTCAAAAGAGAAGTAAAAAAGAGGGAAAATTCTTACCTGGTATTGAAATGGGAATAAAAGGATATGGACAACAAAAAAAGAAAGATAGGCTATTTGAAGGACTTCAACCTATGTTTAAAGCAGGAGCTGTTCATTTAAAAAAAGATATGCATGAATTTATAGGAGAATTACTTGATTTTCCTAAAGGTTCACATGATGATACTATAGATGCTTTTTGGTTATCAACTCAATATGCAAAAGGAAATAAGAAGGCTGGAAAGATAAAAAAAGTTAAGAAAGGTGACTCTTGGGAGAAGCCAAGGAAACGTTATAATTGGATGACGGGTTCACGT